GTTGGTCCTACAGGACCCATAGGAGATGTTGGTCCTACAGGACACATAGGAGATGTAGGACATGTCACGAAGAATGGAATTGATTTTACAGAATATGCTCTATTATTATTATTTGTTAGTGTTGGTGGATTAGTTTCTTATTATGTGCGGAAAAAATAGTAATTATATGGTAACAACAAGGTCTGCATTCAAAGGACATGATATATTTTTTTTTTGAAAAGAATAACAATATTGATTAAACGAGTATATTTTATCTGATTTCATTGCGTCTAATGGAGGAGCAACACGAATGATGCAATCTGAACCATGACAAACGGCGCGAAAAAAAGTAGCAAAACCAAAACCAAGTAACACAGACATTAAATATTTGCCTTGTATAGTATGGATAAATTTCCCCAAATGTAGTTTCATTTAAAATAGGACAATATTATTCTTCTGTTTTGTTCAACGTTAATATGACCTTTTTGCTAAAATGAAATTTATTTTTATGCATTAATCTTCGTTTTAAATTGCATTCCAAACACGATATTAGTACGTTTCCAGAGTTATGTCCTAAATTGTTATCTATTCGGTCTAGCGTCCATTGTTTTGGGTCATACATCACTTCGTACATAATTAGTATATCGGAACTACAATAATGACAAATCAAATTACATTCGCTCAACAAATAGACAATGTCTGAAAAATTTATAAATAATGATGCATTATATTTGTTTTTTAAACAATCTTGGTGTTTATAACTTGACTGTTTTATTTTTATTAATTTGGTTAATTCTTGTACCAAATAATTATTTTTAATTAGAGGCAAATGCACATGTTCTATTTTTTCTACTTCAGAAACAACGTTATATGTATTAAGTATATTTTGTTTTAACTGATTTATTAAAGTGCATTGAAAGGTAGTGTTTTTTTCCAACAAAGTCAAGTTCCATTTTTTGCTGTTTACTTTATGCTCTTTATTTTTATTATATTTATTTTTATTATCTTTTTTTAAAAATAATGGGATAAAAACGCATTTAATATCACTGTTTGTAACATCGCAGTTTGCAACACCACCGTCCATTATGTTGTTTAATTATTAAAAAATACCCTTATATATTTAATTTATTTTAATTTTTTGCATCTATAATATTGTTTTTTTAAATTGCAATTACATCTGAATAGGCATTTCTAAGTGTGTAAAAATATTAAATGGTCTAAATAAATAAACATACATTATATAAGGGACAAAAAGTTGGCTAAATTTTTAAGAAAAATAAAGAAAATAAAAAAATATTCTTTTCATTTCCAAAAAATAAAAAAAACAAAATCCCCCCACCTAAAATAAAATAAACACAATTAAAATATGTCAAACAATTTAAAAAGTGTGTTTGTTAATTAAATTATTAAATAATTAATTGTGTTTCAATAACAGCTGAAAATGCAAAATTAAATGTTGTCAAATAATTGTTAAATTTATTTGACAGTATTTAATTTTATTTGACAATTATTTAACAAATATTTGACAGTATTTAATAGTATTATTTGATAGTATTTAATTTTGCATTTTCAACTGTTATTGAATCACAATTATTTAATTTTATTTGACAATTATATAAAAGTATTTAATTTTATTTGACAATTATTTAATTTTATTTAACAGTATTTAATAGTATTTAACATTATTTAATAGTATTATTTGACAGTATTTAATTTTGCATTTTTAACTGTTATTGAATCACAATTATTTAAGAGTTTTTAACATTATTAAAAAGTATTTAATTTTATTTGACAATTATTTAATTTTATTTAACAGTATTTAATAGTATTTAACATTATTTAATAGTATTATTTGACAGTATTTAATTTTGCATTTTCAACTGTTATTGAATCACAATTATTTAACAGTATTTAATAGTATTTAACAATTATATAAAAGTATTTAACAATTATATAAAAGTATTTGATAATTATTTAATTTTATTTGACAATATTTAATTTTATTTAATAGTATTTAATTTTATTTGACAGTATTTAATTTTATTTAACAATATTTGACAATATTTTTTAAAAAAATGTCAAATAAAAATATTATGTTAATAATATATAATATGTCAAAAACTTGTCAGAATTGTGGAAGAACATTTTCAACCAATGCAAATTACAACTACCATATAAACCGAAAAAAACCTTGTGTTGTTTTATTTGAATCGTATATTGAAAAAACCAAAATAAAATTCCAATGCAATCGTTGTGATTGTCTATTTACAACTAAAAGTAGATTACAATATCATTTGAAAAGAAAATTTCCATGCAAATTGAAAAACCAACAACCAGAAGAAATAGAATTGCGTGCTTTATTTGAACAATTAAAAAACGAACATGAACAATCACAAATAAAATTGCAAGATGAAATAAAAATGCTAAAGGATATATTGCAAAATAAATCAACCGATAAACACAGTGAGCAATTAAAAATAGAAAATGAAAATTTAAAATTAAAATATAAGTTGTTAAAGGTACAGAATAAACAACCAATAAACAATACAACTAACAATACAATTAGCAACAATATCAACAACAACAAAATAACCATCAACATGTATGGAAATGAAACATTAACTCACCTTACCGATGATTTTTTTAAGTCTTGTTTTGAAAAAGTTAAAGGATCTGTGGAAAAATTATTCGAACGAAAGCATTTTTCTCTCAATATGCAACGCAACCATAACGTGTACATTAGCAATATGCGAGATAACCACTTGATGATTTATGAAGACGGTCAGTGGAATATAGCAAATAAAGAAATCACGCTAAATAAAATGTATTATGATACAAAAGACAATTTATCCGTTGCATATGACAGAATGTGTAAAGACAAAATATTGATTTTACGATTAGTAAATGCGTTTCGTTGGTTTGTGGAAGATGACATTCCAGAAAAGGAGGAAAATGTATTCAAAAAAATATCCATAGACGCTATGGCATGCATGGCATACAATAATCGTGAGTATCCAATGGAGATAAAAAAACAAATGGAAGAACGTAAAAAAAATAAAATCATTAAATAATATTAAACTTTGTTAGTTCGCATCTATTTTAAACGGATTTTAAATGTACCAAACTAACAAAATAAAATAATATATATTATAATAGCAATATGTCAAATAACGATTTAATTATAATTATAATAGCCTTTTTATTAGTGATACTTTTTGCGACTTACTTTGGAAAGAATTTATCAAAAAAAGAAGGATTCACGTCATCTTCTTCATCTGCGTCTTCAGTTGGAGAAGCCGGTTTAGCCGCAAAATATGCGGACGAAATTAAAGCTAAATCGGTGGAAATCCAAGATGCGTTGCTAGTTCAAAAATATAGAAAAGAATATGAAATATGTCTTATTAACTTGGACGATTATGTTGGAATGCTAATGATACAACAGTCATTGAACTTGAAATTGGACGGGGGGAAAGAAATGCTAATAGGGCTAGATGCACTTAATATTTTAAAATCGGCTAAAGACAATCTCAATGTTGCCATGGAATATTTAGACAAACAGCAATAATCATCCTTTTTATATTTTTGTTAGTTTGTTTCTTGGGGTTTTTGGATAAAACAAAAACAAAAACTATGTAAAATATAAAAATGATTTGCATTTTCCACTCTTTTTATTTTTAGAACTTGTTATCAAACACACTTTACATTCTACACATTCGTTTAATAAAATTAAATACTATGAATGCTACTATGAATCTAAAAGAGCATCAAGTCGAGATTGACCGTCAAGCCAAAATGCAAGTTTGGGCGAATAATTTATCTCCCGAAGAATTGACAAAGGCAGTCAATCGGTACCTCGATTTGTTAAAATACTTGGACCCAGAAAAACAAACGGAAGAAATTCAGTTGGCGGCGGTAAGACATAATGGGTTTGCTATCCAATATATTGAAAATCCATCGGAAGAAATTCAGTTGTTATCTGTAAGACATACTGGATTTGCTCTCGAATATATTGAAAATCCAACGGAAGAAATACAATTGGTTGCGGTTACACAAAATGGATATGCCATTAAATATATTAAAAATCCGTCGGAAGCCGTGCAGTTGTTAGCGGTTAGACAAAATAAATATGCTATTCATTGTATTAAAAAACCGTCGAAAGCCGTTCGATTAGCGAGTGGACGTAAATCGAGTTGGTGGAATTGGTGGTGATGCGTTCAACACAAGAAGTAAGTAGAAAGTAAAAAGACTAGATATGTATTGTGTAAATTAAATTATTAAATAATTGTTTTTTTGGTTGTTATTATCCAATCCTTTTTTTATGGTTTGTTAGTTTTTTTGTTTTAGCAGCCCGCTATTTTTGTTGTTCTCACATTTTTGGGAATTATTATTTTATGTTGGTTTATATTGAAAAAAGATTGAATTTGATTCGATTCAAAATAAAGAATTGTATGGGATTTTAAATGTTTTGCACCACTGAATGCTTTTGCAAATATTAAACTTTGCATTATCGGGGGATTCAATATATTGCTGCAAAGATTCAAGTTGTTTTTTCCCAAAATAAATATTCATATCTTCTATTTTATTTAATAAATGAACGGACCATGGTGTATCTGAATAAAACGATGAAACAGTATAATTGTTTTTTTTATTTTTACAAACAATGTATTTATCTCCCCGCAACACATCGGATATGCTTGGTTGAATAAATATTACTTGATGATATAGAGATTTTAAAATATTAATAAATTCAATCGATTGTTTGTAAAACAAATCGCTGGTTTTAATCATCAATGTTGAACCTTCGTGTTGATATTTATAAATAATTTTTAGTGCGGCATGGTAATCTAAATGGGTTAAATTATCCATAAATACAACATCCATGGCAACATCCGATGCTATATTCGAACCCATTATATTATTATCATGAATATTTGTGGTATATATATTATCATCTTTTTGATATAAATTCATAAACCCCATATTTTGTTCATGGAACGCCGAGTTTACAAACAATATAGTTGTTGATTTTTTTTCGATTAAATTCACTAAATATGTAATGCTTATTAATTCCGCCAATTCTAAATAAAATAAACACATATGCATTTTACAAATACTAGACAACCCTAACCGTTCATTTGATATTAATAAATGATATGGTTGTTGAATGTCTTTGTTTGATTTAGAATGAAGAACAAGTATATTATCCGTTAATTCTTTTACTTTATTATACACACTGTGAGATATAATAATTGGGCTTAGTTCGGGGCATAAATTATTGATATTTATATTAATTTTAGAATGAATAATAAAATGATAAAATATCAATGAAGAGGATGTGGTGCATCCTGATTTAATTTTCTGTGTTGAAATATATAAATTTTGATTATTTAAAATTGATTGTGTTGGTGTACTGCCAATTTGCTGCATATTTGGGCTTCCTATTTAATATTATAGGATAACTATTTTTAACTTATTTTTTGATCCAATTTATTAAAAACCCATCGAAACTCGTTCAATTAGCAAGTGAATGGATTTAGTAATGGGTTGTGCAACGCAAAAAGTAAGTAAGTAGACATTACTAGATTATTTTTTATTTTTCAATCCTTTTTTTCTTAACTAACAAAAACTATAATTAATGCACTCTGAAAATTATTATTGCTTTTGTTTGTTTAAAATGAACCCTAACTCGCTCGTTTTTCAAAATTGGATTTTAACTTGTTTTTGATTTGTAAAAAATGATTTATAAACAAACAAATAATTATAAAAAGGACGATTGATAGGAACAATATATGTTTTCCAATGATATAATAACATCTTCCGCGGGACTTTTGATTCACAATCCGTATAATCCTATTAATGTTGAAATTACAGAATCCGATGTTTGTGAATTGCTGGTAAAATACGGAATTCCCGCAGAATTAGCGCGAGTAAACAATATTGAATTATATAAACGTGCATTCGTCCACCAATCGTATACTAAACGCACGTCCACCGAAAACGAACAACTTGGTATTGTCATGGCGGATAAACCCGACAATTGTTTGCCACTCAAAAGTAAATCGTTTCAAAATGTAGAATTTTTAGGAGACGGAGTACTTGAATTGGTTGCTAAATTTTATCTTTACCAACGTTATCCGAAATCGCAAGAAGGGTTTAAAACAGATATGATGCAATCGATTGTGAAAAATGAAGCAATTGGAAAAATTGCCGCGGAAATTGGGTTAAATAAATGGATGATGTTGTCACAGCATGCTGAAAATGAAAATTTAAGATACGATGTTAGAAAACAGCTGGGAAATTTATTTGAGGCATTTTTGGGAGCAATGTTTTTAGATTTTAATAAACTATCATTGGCAATTGTAGATGACTACAACGGCATAATTAAACCGCAAAATTTATTTATTGGGCCTGGGTTTCAAATTGCAAATATATGGATAACAACTGTGTTGGAACAACATGTTGACTGGAATATGTTAATAACCACCAATGACAATTATAAAAAAATATTGCAAGAAACTTTGCAAAAAAAATTTGGAGGAGTCACGCCAATATACGTCACCATAGAACATAATAAAAATACCAATATGTATCATATGGGTGCGTTTTTATGCATAGGAATAAATGTAAATCCAAAATATGATGCAATTGAAGATATAATGAAAAAAATAACAATAAATGTTGTCAAAACGCCAAGTTGCACATCCTTGGACGTTTTACACAAACATATGGAAGACAATGGTGGTAAAATGTTGGCACTGCTTGGAGAGGGAATCCAAAATATTAAGAAAAACGCAGAACAAAAGGCGTGTTTCCAATCACTAAGTTTGTTTGGATTGAATTAATAAAAACAACATATATTTTAATGTAAAAACGCATATACAGTGTTTAATCTATCTTCCATTTCATTAATACGAGTACCCATATGTCGGTTGGTTGTGTCTGCACAATGGTTTATAATTAATTGGATACATTCATTGTTTAAATTGTTCCACGTACTTAAATCCGTCCAAGTTCGGACTGCACGAGCATATTCGGGAGAACTTATTTCATTATTAAACGGATGAATTAAATAATTGTTGGCACAATTAATAATGTTTTCTAAATTTATTCGGTCTTCATTATTTACTAAATCGTTTATATCTGTGTTTGGTCTTAATGTTCTTAAAATATCTAGATATTCTATTACTTCATATCTTTGTCGTGGTGATGTAGAAACGTGGAAAATCAACAAGGGTCGAAGTAAAAGTAATAATCGCAGTTTTGTCATTCTTTGTTGCAATTGGTGGTTTATCATTATTAATAAATAATAACGAAATAATAAATAATAAATAAATCAAAATAAATCAAAAGTAAATCATTTTTTTGTTTTATAAATAAAAAAATAGCATTAACGTTGTTAGTTTAAAAATTATAAAAGTGCAAAGACTTTATAAAATCCTAAAAATGATAAAAATTTACAATCTATTTTTTTTGTTTTGATTCATCATGACGGCTCCTATAATAACAAAATAAAACACAAACGGCAAAATAACTAAAAACCACGCCACATTTTTTTGATTGTCTTTGCAAATATCATTTAGTTTTATAAAAGAATGGATTGATATTTTTTTAAAAATGATTTTGTTTTATGTTTGATTTATAAAACACCCGTTCAATATGTCTTATAAAAAGAAATGTGAAGAAAAAAGGTTAAATAAGTCATCGGTTGGTTTATCCGCTGGGCGATGTCATACTCCTGCTTTGCGGTTAGTGTATGATAATTATTTAGCAATACAAAAATCAGACCAAATATTGGTTTATAAAATAACGGGGTTATTTACTAACCATGTGTTGCCGTTTGTTTTACAAACCAACTTTGAAACTGATGTGGAAATATTAAAATTTTTAAACGCAAGCATGGATTTTTCACACACAATGACGGTTTCCTCTCCCGTTTTGTCCATTCGTTCCGCGCCAATACCTTTTACTACCGACAGTTTATTGCAAGCGGCAACCAACGAACTAAAGTTAAGTCCAAAAGAAACCATGAAATGTGCCCAAAAATTGTATGAAAAAGGGTTCATTACTTATATGCGCACCGACTGTGAAAAATATAGCAATGGATTTCTAGAATCCGTGCAACAATATATCCGTGACGATATTTTGTTGCGACAAAATATTAATCCACATTTAAACACCCGACTGTCCAATCAAGAGGAAAGTGCAGCACACGAAGCAATACGCCCTGTTTTTATATCTATAATAACAATTCCAAACAGTAATTCAGATTCGGATTTAGAATTGGATAAATTTTCTAAACGTCTTTATGAGTTAATTTGGAAACGCACCATGGAATCGTGTATGGCATCCGCTCAAATACATATTTTACGCGCCGAAATAGTGGCCCCACAAAACCATACTTACGTTTTTGCATGCGAACAAATTATATTTGGTGGGTGGAAAGTTATAAAAACCGATAATAAAAAGACACAAAAAGAAGAACTAAACAATAAAATATACCGTTATTTGCAACAACAACAGAAACAACCATCTTGTTTAATAGAATGTTTGAATATTGATTGCTCACAGCATTCAATTAAAACAACTTCCCATTTATCCGAAGCCCATTTGATTCAGTTATTAAAAGACCGTGGGATCGGCAGACCATCTACTTACGCCAACATTGTGTTAAAAATCCAAGAAAACGGATATGTAAAAAACCAAGATATTGAAGGTATAAAAAAAAACACCATAGATTATATACTTAAAACAGAACCAACCTATAAACACATTGTGTCTGTTCCCAGAGTTCAATTTTTTGGTAATGAAAAAAATAAACTAGTGATTCAGCCTATTGGTATAAAAGTGATTATATATTGCATGGAACATTGGCCGGTCCTGTTTGATTACGATTTTACAAATAAAATGGAAAAAGAAATGGATTTAATTGCAACATCTTCAATTAAAGATAATCCGACCAACATAATCCGTTTATGCACCGAATTGTGTACAAATTTCAAAACAAACGTTGAATCAATCACAAACGATAATACAAATATTTGCATCCCAATTATGGACCGCAACAATAACAAATTTAAGTTGGTTTTAACAGTGGGAAAAAACGGACCAGTTATTATTAATAAAACAAATCCCAAAAAATATACATTTTTATCGGTGAAAAAAGAACTCAATTTAAATGAGTTGTATATACAAACCAAGGATAGTAAAAAAATTGTATATTTAGAAAATGTATTGTCTGCGGAACACAAAAATGAGACAACAGAAAAAACGGACATACTGCGAGAAATTAATGCGGAAATATCTATACGTCGGAGCAAATATGAACGACCTAATTATATATTTTATAAAACACCTAAAATGCACAAACCCAGGTTTAAGTCTTTGGATACATTTCCACATGATTATATGACATGTGAAGCACAATTAATTGTAGATTTTATGAAATAAAAATTCAACGTTCAATTATTTCGTATAAAAATAAAAATGTTAGTTTAATAAAAGGTTATAATAATAATGTACCCGTCAACAGTGTCAACACTTGACCAAAAAAAGAATCAACAACAAGGAACAGAAAATGCGGGAACTTCTCCAAATAATATTAAAAAACCAGACATATATGGGTTTGCATACCATTTTTTTATTACCGTGGTCCCTATTTTATTTTACGTTGGAATCATCGGTTCAATTGGAATGTACACAACAAAAACAGTAAGTGGAAAACAAGCACAAAATTGCACAGCAGAAATGTATTTGCAAACATTCGCTCAATTAAAAAAATGTCGTCAACTTAAACATAAAGTATTGGCTGAATCTGCGAAAACATCCGCCATTGCAAACTATTTCAGCCAAGTACTGGAAGGGGTATTTTCGTTGAATACTTCTTTTATAGACAAATATAGTTATGCATTAAGTGCAACATCCAATATATTCGGACCCAATTTGTCCAATGGATTTGGTATGATGTTGTATAGCATACTAATCATTCCATTATTTATTGGTATTTGGGTTTTTAATTGGTTTGCGAATGGTGCGTTTGCATTAATTCGACTACCTACGTTGATGTACGATAAAATTTCTTGCAGCAACAATAAAAACGAACAATGTTGGAATGACAACCGCATCCACATTACTTCCTACTGGAAAATAATTCCAATTTTTTGTTATCTTCCGTTTATTGCACTTACTTCCTTTTTTTCCGCCTTTTACACCACATTTGGTTCGATAATTTCTCCGTTGATTGAACGTTTTGATTTGAATGGTAAAAATTATGGATTTAAATATTTCTTACTCGATATGATATCCACCAATAAATGGCTTTGGTTAATAATTTTTGCCGTTAATTTAATTTCATCGTCGTTAACATATTTGGGTGATATTTATGCGGTTGCTGCCGCGATTGCACTGTTGGTTGCTTATTGGAAATTATAATTCCTTTGCAAGGAAACAAAAATAATTTGTTTTGCACTCTTTTATATACTTGCAAATTTAACGGATTTAGACAAAACGACAGTTCTAAATTATTTTGTTATATTGTACAAAAAATGATTTAGATTTTTTTATTACTCTAACCAACAACAAAATTATTTTTGTTATAAATTTGTTATATAAAAAATAAATATGACAGAATTAATAACAACATTAACATATGCTACTTTTATCGCAAAAAACACAGACAATACTTTGCATGCTTCTAACGATGTAAAGCAAATATTCGAAGATTTAGGATTTGTAAAAGATGCATGTGTCTCACTGTACAAGTATGATATTTATAATAACACTGGTTCGGATTATGGCGGTACTAAATATAAAAATTATTCCTTTTTAATTATTGGCGAACTACAACCTAAATTTGCAGAATTATATGCGTTTTTGTTGTCTAGTAAATCATGTGTTTCATTTTCAAATTTTACTCTCTCTAAATTGCAATAAAGCATTTTAGTTGTGTGTTGTTTGTTTGATAAATATTTTTTTATTTTTATTTTTATTTTTTATTTTTTATTGGAAAATAGTTGTTGCAAATGCCGAATGGTTGCGTCGGGTTGTTTAAAATTTTCAAACATAATTTTCGACATTTCTGCGGGTGTTATTTGTTCCGCGTCAAACTTATTAATGATATCTTTTTGTGCATCGGTCAGCGTGTTATTGTAAAAGAAATCCATCATTTTTACAATAGTTTGGTTGGTGCAATTTTTAAACTTGGATATAATATCGATTCGTCCAGGACGAATTAACGCTCTATCTAACGTATCGGGGTAATTAGATGTCATGATTAAAATACGACCAGGGGTTTCCAACACCCCGTCCAATAAATTAAGCAAAAACGACATGTCCATTTTATCAGAAGATAGTTGTTCTATATCTTTTACAGACGTAGATGTTCGATCTTGAACTACGTCTCCTTGACAATCAATATCTTCCAATACATAAATTCGTTGGTCCAACGGAATGTTATATTTCTCGTTTTGACGTGTGAGTGGATTGATTATTACTAAACTGTCGTTAAAAAATAGATTTTCCAACTGTGTTTTAGTAATATCTCCGTTTAAATTAATATTCACAATATGTCGGTTGGTTTCATTTGATAAACACTTGATACAAGATGTTTTTCCGGTGCCAGGAGCACCCGATAATAACAACCCGAGTGTGTATGGAATCCCCTTTTCGTCATACCACTTGCGGTTTTTAATAAAAAACTGTACCCTTTGTTTAATCGCATCGATTTCATCTCCAAACAAATTACTGAATTTTCGGTTCGTTTGAAATTCTTTCATCATGAATACAAAATAGGGGGGCAATTTGGAAAAATCAGGTATGGTGCTTCCTTGATTTTGTCCTGGTTGTCTTGGTGCCGCTATTGCTAGCACATTAAAATAAAATCGTTTGTTCCCCAGTTTATTTTGTGTATTAATAGCATAATTATGACGAAGTTTCATTAAAAAATTACGTAGGCTGTCAGTTGTTTTTGTAAAACTAAATACCTCGATGTTTTGCACTACTATGGTGGAAGGATGTTGTTGTCCACTTGTGAGTTGTGTTTGGTCGGAAGTATTTTGTGTTGTTTCGTTTTCGGTCATAATCGCAAATATTTCATCATTAATGCAGATTACATCCGTTTCGTTTAAAATAAAATTCTGTTTAAAATATTTAATGTGTTTGGTGTTGGGGTTGTTTGTAATGTGGTCCAACAATGCTTGTCCTAATATATTTTCGTGGTCTGTTACCCCAATATGAATCACGATAGATGCACTTTTGGTTTTAACGGTATGTTTTGGGTCGGTAATATCCTTTGCGGTTTGCGCTTTTTTTCCAAAATAATGGGTTTGCGCTTTTTTTCCAAAATAATGGGTTTGTGTGTGCCGAATAAATACTGGAACATACTTGATAAACAGATTTACTAGTTGGGTAATGATAAACACATATACTATGTAAAACATATCTTGACTCCCACTGCTGCTGGTACCAGAATTATTCATATTCTTAAACATTAACATGGTCATTAAATTATTTTTCAACTGGTCCATCATATTGCTTTCACTACTACTCATTCCGCCATCCATTCTACTTATTTCATGTCCTTTATTCATCATTAATATGTGAATATATAATAAACCGTGTTGTCTTTAATACATTTTACTGATTTTTTTTAAATAATATTAAGTTAAATAAATCATGAAAAAAATAAAAAAAAACAAAACCCGTAAAAAACGCGGAGGAGATTCCAGTCGTTCCATGAATAGTATAAAAAACGAATTGTATAATAATTGGGAACCGCATAGACAGCAAGAACAACAAGAATATCATGATAAATATTTAATTGATATTGCACAACAAGAAAAAAAACAACGAGAAATACAAGAAGATAATAAACAAAAACAATGGAACAAAAAGCAATTTCCCAAATCCAACTCTTTGAGTAAATCCAACTCTTTAAGTAAATCCAACTCTTTGAGTAAATTTAATAATAACAAAACACTTCGTTATAAAAAAACTTATGATCCGGTTAGTGTATATACATTAAAAAATGCGTTAAAATCAAAATACAACATAGAATGCAAAACTCGCAAAGCACGCAAATCATTATATTGTGAAAATTTAAATCAAAGAATAAAAAACCCTGAATGTGATTCGACAGAACTAACATCTTTGACAAATCCGACGCAAATGCATGCGAAATACCAAATGTGCTGTCCCAAAGGATGGTTTGGTCGGAAAAATTCATCTCCATATTGCAAACAACTGGATTCCAATTATCAAGACTATTATAAACAAAACAAAGCGGTTTTTGATGCAAGCCAGAAAGAAACTAAACGGGATGAAGAAGAAGATGCGAAATTAAAAAAAACAAAAAAATGGTGGAAAATTTGGGGCGGCAAAAAGCCGTAAACCAGTTAGCCTAACAAAAATAAATCGGATTATTTCCAAGACTTATACTGAATAAATACAGCATCTTTTTAAACTGGAACAGTACATAATAAAAACGAATCGTTAGGTTTAGGTACAGACATAATAAATAACATTAATTTATGTTATTTATATTTTTTAAGTTGAAATATCAAAAAATGTATTAAGGTGAACATTATAATATATATTAATGTCATTATTAATCAAACCGTTTCTTTTTGTACCTGTTATTTTTACTAGTCTTTCTATCTTGATAGAAAAAATTGCAGAATCATGTCATGATGTAACAACACGAACACAAGTTCAATATTGTGCCAACATTATGTTATATGGTAGTTCTATTTTATTGTTGAATAATATCATTGACTATACAATTGACAATGTTCATCATTAAATAAATATGTTTCACATGTTATTGTAATCTTACATAGTATTTTATTTTTGGTAAGAAATAAAAATAAAATACTATGTAAAACAAAAAAATGATTTAAAATTAATACTAGATTATAAATAGATTAATAAAAATAAAAATATCATTATTCATAATGTCGACCGAACAAAACAATATTACTATTGGCAAAATGTTAGTTGTGGTTAACATGATTTTGCATAACCCAGAATTTGGTTCTGAAAATTATTCTTTAGAGATGTTAAAATTAGTAATGAAAAATAAAGAAAATGAAATCAAAAATAAAAATCAAGAACAGGTAGAAAAGGTAGAAAAACAAAAAAAGGTAGAAAAACAAAAAAAGGTAGAAAAACAAAAAAAGGTAGAAAAACAAAAAAAGGTAGAAAAGGTAGAAAAGGTAGAACCGGTAAAAAAGGAAAATCAAGAAAAGGTAGAAAAGGAAAATCAAGAAAAGGAAGAAAAGGAAAAGGAAGAAAAGGTAGAAAAGGAAAATCAAGAAAAGGTAGAAAAGGAAAAGGAAGAAAAGGAAAAGGAAGAAAAGGTAGAAAAGGAAAATCAAGAAAAGGTAGAAAAGGAAAAGGAAGAAAAGGAAAAGGAAAATCAAGAAAAGGTAGAAAAGGAAAATCAAGAAAAGGAAGAAAAAGATAAATTAAAAAACAATAAATTGTTGTTAAAACAAAAAAAGGAAGAAAAAGATAAATTAAAAAACAATAAATTGTTGTTAAAACAAGAAAAAGAGGCAAATAAACAAGAAAAGGTGCAAAAAAAAAGAGGAAGACCAAAAAATATGGAAAAAAAAATAGTGGACAATAATGATGAGGAAATTGATATACAAAAAATGGTGATGAAAAATATTGATGCATTGTCTCAAGATTCAAATAATTCAAAAAGTGAATTGTCAATCCCATATTCAACATATTCAATAAATTATAATAATTTCACCAAAGTATCGTTTGAAGCGGTAGACTATTGGGTGTATACTCAGAAATCAAATGAATATTTTAAACATGGAAACGTATATATGCTAGATTTTGAGATTAATAGAGAACCAAATTGTGGATATTATAATTTCGAAAATAAAACAATTATATTTTGTTAAAATGTACTTGATATCCCAACACAATTTATATTTTTTTTATATTTTATAAAAAATGAATTATAATTATTTTAATATGGATGCACCTTTTAGAACAAATGATGATATTGCGATGCTGGATACTACAATGTAACATTTATTGTACCTTATCTGAATATTGTACCTTATCTGAAAATCCAAACGCAATATCCCTCTTGGAAAAGAATCCTGATAAAATTCATTGGGGTTGGTTATCTAGAAATCCAAACGCAATACATTTGTTGGAAAAGCATCCAGAACAAATTCATTGGGACCAATTATCTTATAATCCAAATGCGATACATCTCTTGGAAAAGAATCTGGATAAAATTGATTGGTTGAGTTTATCTACCAATCCAAACGCAATATCCCTCTTGGAAAAGAATCTGGATAAAATTGATTGGGGTATCTTATCTAAAAATCCAAATGCGATACATTTGTTGGAAGAGAATCCGGATAAAATTAATTGGTTCGCCTTATCTAGAAATCCAAACGCGATATCTCTCTTGGAAAAGAATTTGGATAAAATTAATTGGACTGCCTTATCTGAAAATCCAAACGCGATATCTCTCTTGGAAAAGAATTTGGATAAAATTCATTGGGGTATCTTATCTAAAAATCCAAATGCGATACATTTGTTGGAAAAGAATCCAAATAAAATTGTTTGGGGTATCTTATCTAAAAATCCAAATGCGATACATTTGTTGGAAAATAATATGGATAAAATTAATTGGTTCGCCTTATCTAGCAATCCAAACGCGATACAACTCTTGGAAAAGAATCCAGAACAAATTAATTGGAGTCAATTATCTAGAAATCCAAACGCGATTCCTCTGTTGGAAAAGAATCCGGAACAAATTGATTGGTGGTACTTATCTAGTAATCCAGACATATTTACTTATGATTACCAAGCCATGTCGGAACGTTGTGGTATATTTAAAAGAGACTTGATGAAAAATCGGTTTCATCCTCGCCATTTGGACCAGTTTGAAAATTGGGGATTTGTATAAACTAACAAACAAATAACGTTAATATAACCTTTGTTGTCTTTTTTGTATTAATCCAAATTATTTGCAAAAGAATTTATATATGACTCCAATTAGTATGGTTGAATGGAGACACCAACACGTCTTTTACTCGTGTTTTCCAATATTCTACTCGTTTTTCCATGGCAATATCCTTTTTGGTTTTAGGATAATACTGCTGGTTAGCCATTAAATTTTCCTCCACATTGGTCATGCGTGGTTTATGTCCGTAACAGTTTACCCCAAATTTGAGTGACGGATTTTCCATATATCCGCCATTTATTCCAGGGCGACCACAATCGTGTTCATGCCCTTTTATTGTTTGCAATTTATCAAATGACTTTTGCTGTGTCGGATATAATGCCATTTGTTTATCCGACCATCCATAATTGCACCATTCTCCTCCTTTATTATAGGCGGATTCTACTTCTTGATAAGTTGCCAAGCGACTACCATATGCAGCACACAAGGCTTTTGCGTCGGAATATACATAATCATTGCCAGGTATATTGTATACCTCTGGATAAAGACGAATTTCAGGAATAGGTGGTTTGTCTTTGGGTTCATATATTTTAATATCAATTTCTGTGTTGTTTGCGAATAATTGTTGGATAGACGCAACTACACTCCACCCACTAATGCGAAAAAGAATGATTATGCTAAATATTAAAATGATAACGTACACATATACTGGTAATCCAGATGAAGATGGTATAGGCAAAGACAAGGAAGATGATGCCGTGTTATTATTCCCTATAATTGCAAATAAAACAACAAATAAAATAATTACGCCGATAAAAATACTAATCATGGTTGGATTAAAAGTTATATTATTTAAAAAAGTATATGGATTGGTTATTTCCGTCGTTGTTTCATTAGAAGACATTTAATATATCACGATATTTTTATTTGTATTGCTATATAAATAAAATAATTTTTTACAAAAAATGATTTAAAATTATTATTACACATTTACATATAATATATTCTACACGTTTAAAAAATGTTGAAACTGCGAAACTGGATACCAATAGATAAAATTAATTGGACTCAATTATCTATAAATCCAAACGCAATCGCCCTCTTGGAAAAGCATCTACATGAAATCAATTGGAGTATGTTATCTGCCAATCCAAATGCGATACCTCTGTTGGAAAAGAATCTGGATAAAATTAATTGGTGTACTTTATCTAGAAATCCAAACGCAATCGCCATCTTGGAAAAATATCTTTATAAAATTCATTGGTCCAACTTATCTAGAAATCCAAACGCGATATCCCTCTTGGAAAACAATCCGGATAAAATTGATTGGTTTTGGTTATCTAGAAATCCAAACGCAATCGCCCTCTTAAAAAAGCATCCAGATAAAATTCATTGGTGCAACTTATCTAGAAATCCAAACGCGATACCTCTGTTGGAAAATAACCTAGATAAAATACATTGGTATTGCTTATCAAGCAATCCAAATGCGATAGTCCTGTTGGAAAAGAATATGGATAAAATTAATTGGGGATGGTTATCCTTTAATCCAAATGCGATGGTCCTGTTGGAAAAGAATATGGATAAAATTAATTGGGGATGGTTATCAAGCAATCCAAATGCGATGGTCCTGTTGGAAAAGAATATGGATAAAATTAATTGGGGATGGTTATCAAGCAATCCAAATGCGATATCCCTGTTGGAAAAGAATTTGGATAAAATTGATTGGGATAACTTATCTAGCAACCCAGCCATCTTTACCTATGATTACCAAGCCATCGCAGAACGTTGTATCATCAAAAAAGACTTGATGATAAATCGGTTTCATCCTCACCATTTGGACCGGTTCGAAAAATGGGGATTTATGTAAACTACCAAACAACCATTTATTCATAAAATTTATTTAAACGGTGTTATACATTGCGTCCAATTTTGCAATCGTTTGGTTTATATTATTGTTAGCATTATTATTGTCGTCAAACAGATAATCGGTATTGGGAGAATGCTCGTTGCATTTAATTTGTGCATAAATCTGGTTAATATTAAAAATGAAATGTTCCAAACATTCTTTATTTGGAATCATTTCAATAGACATGGTCCGCATGGTTGAATCGGATAACAATTGCACGATAAAATACATCATAGATTTATATTTATTATAACAAGCAGGGGTATATTTAGACGTGAATATATCTAAACAAGCATCTAATATTACTTTTATTATTTTCGAATTTTTTTTCATCCTTGCTTCGACGAAAAAAGCATCCCAAATCATCCATACAACATCCTTTTTAAATTTTGCATCCACATTATTGGTAAATGGTCTTTGTTCACAACGGCAACATTCTCCAGAAACAACATTTTGTTCAAATTTAACCATCCATTCCATCCAATAGCACGCATTGCGCGTGGAATTGTTGCTTAAGTGAAATACAAATTCATTATATACAACAAACAACTCCCGGGGATCACCAGATTGGAAAAGTTCATTAATATAAATAACGTCTGCACTGCATAGTTTTTCTTGCATTGCATCCATTTGGTAATCTTCGGCTCCCAATTTAATAGTAGTTTGATTAATCAAAGAATTGTTTTTGTTCGAACAGCACAACACACAAACCACTTCGCAAAAAATTTGACGAATCTTTACATTGTTTCGCGCAGACAATTCTAGTTCATTATACCCATTGTCCATAATGTGTTTGAAGTTGCCCCATCTTGTTTTTAAATATATGCAAAGTTTTGGATTGCTTACATGTATATATTTGTAAAAAAAAACAAAGATAATTCCCCACAATTCATCATAATGTCCCGCGCAAATAAATTCTGCACTCCAGTAGCAGGACGATTCATATTTAGAATTCACCAATGCGTCAATTAGTTCCTTCTTTACATCATTCTTTTTAAAATTAGAAAATACAATTCCTCTAAAATCTCTTTTGGTTCGAACATCATTAATTTGTGCTAGTTTATTTTTGTTTTCTATTTCTTCCTTGTTTTCACCACTGTCTATTTCTTTTTCTACCATCTCTGAATTTTCTGCTTTTTCTAATTTATCAACTTTTTTTAAAGCATCTGAAAAAGCATACATTATTATATTTTACCTTGGTTTTATTTTTATAATAAATTATACAAAAAATGAATTATAATTCGTTGTAGCAAATTATTTCCAAAAAATGTTGAAACTGCAAAACTGGATACCATTAAATAAAATTAATTGGTATGCTTTATCTATAAATTCAAACGCAATCGCCCTCTTGGAAAACAATACGGATAAAATTGATTGGATTCGTTTATCTTCCAATCGAAACGCGATACATATCTTGGAAAAAAATATGGATAAAACTGATTGGATTGACTTATCTATGAATCCAAACGCGATATCTCTCTTGGAAAAGAATCCGGCTAAAATTAATTGGCTTAACTTATCTTCCAATCCAAATGCGATTGTCCTCTTGGAAAAGCATCCAGATAAAAATTCATTGGTATTGGTTATCTGGCAATCCAAATGCAATCGCCATCTTGGAAAAGAATCTGGATAAAATTGATTGGGGATGGTTATCAAGCAATCCAAACGCAATCGCCCTTTTGGAAAAGCATCCAGATAAAATTCATTGGTGCAACTTATCTAGAAATCCAAACGCGATATCCCTCTTGGAAAACAATCCGGATAAAATTGATTGGTTTTGGTTATCTAGAAATCCAAACGCA